CAATCAGAACTCATAGATACGGTACTTGCAGGTGTCCAAAAGAGTAGATGAAGTTCTTGATGACCGCCAACATGAATACGGGAGCGCTCGCAAAAACTTCACAGCCATAGGCCGCATGTGGGGTGCGCTCTTAGACATAGAGGACATTGATCCTGCCATTGTTGCGTTGATGTTTGATGCGGCTAAATCAGTACGGATCACAGCAAACCTAGAACATGAAGATAGTTGGATAGACAAAGAAGGCTACATACACCACGGCAAGGAGATTGTGTTTACAAATGAGCCTTGAGAAAAGATTACAGGACATGCCTGAAGGCATTGAGTCGCAAGATGTAAAAGAACTACGCCAGGTAATTTTGCGATTACAAAAACAACTCAAGCAAAGTAAAGAACGCAGTGAAGATTTAGTAGAGGCAACTCACCGCGGTGCTTATGATGCAATGATTGCATTGGGTGCAGTGCCACCTGTTTCTGCGCCACAAAAAGACACGCGCAAAATCAATCCTGAAGTGGCTTTGATCCATTCAACAGATTGGCAAGGCGCAAAAGTTACAACCAGTTACAACAGTGAAATCATGCGTGACCGCGTGATGCAATTTTCTGAAAAGGTTGTGCATTTAACGGATTTGCAACGCCACCATCACCCTGTTAATGAATGTGTAGTGATGTTTGGCGGTGACATGGTTGAAGGTTTGTTTAATTATCCTGCGCAGTTATGGCAGATAGACGCTTCATTGTTTGGTCAATTCACAACTGTTTCAAGGCTTTGCGTAGATTTTGTGCGCGTCATGTTGGCTAACTTTGAAAAGGTTACGGTAATTGCAGAGTGGGGAAATCACGGGCGCATTGGCGGTAAGCGCGCAGAGGTTCCAAAGTCTGACAATGTGGACAGAATGGTTTATGAAATGAGCCGTCAGATCCTTGCAGGTGAAAAGCGTTTAACCTGGGAAGATTGTCCAGAGGACATTCAAGAAGTTGAGATTGGCAATTACCGCGCTCTGCTTATGCACGGTGATGAATTAGGCCGCTCAGGATTTGCAAGCCCTGCGGCATGGATTGCAGGTGCTAACCGTTGGAAAGCGGGCGCACATGACTACGATTTCCATGACATTTTTTTAGGTCATTATCACCGCCATGCACAAGAGCCAATTCAAAAGCACTACAACATTTATTGGACAGGTTCAACAGAGTCAGATAACCGTTATGCCCGTGACTCAATGGCCGCTAGTGGCAGACCGTCACAGCGTTTACACTTTGTAGATCCAATTAAGGGCAGAACAACAGCCCAGTATCAAGTGTGGTTGGACTAATCCTCATCATCATCTGAATACTCAGATGTAATTAGGCGCATGTTAGAAACATCTACACCGTGTTCTTCTGCCTTGTCCATTGCGTCTTTAAAAGTTGTCAAACAACGGTTGGTCAAATCGCTAACCATGTCAGGGTAAGTTGCTTCACTTCCTAATTCCACGACAAGGCCGCCTAAGCGGATTGAGATTTGTGTATAAGCCATGATTTCCCCCTGCCCTAAGTATGCCACCACCACCCCGCCACGCCGATAAATTACGGGGTGCTTGTCTTGGTCGGTGGCATGGTGTTCAATCTGCTCTACACGGGCTAGTTAGCCCCTAACAGGAAGGTTACAAATGGCTGGCAATTACGATCCAAATGCTTATGAGACAGTGGCGGAAAGATTACAACGCGCTCACGGTGATCATAAAGACTTACGCATAATCAATCGCATCATTGACATTGTGCGAGACACAGAAAATCGCCCATTGCAGTACATAGTGGAGTCATCTGTTTATTATGGTGAAATTTTAATTGCAGTTGATGTGGCAGAAGAACTTGTTGGTTCATCATTTATCAATAAATCTAATGCTTTAGAGAACGCATCAACAAGCGCAACTGGTAGAAGTCTCAGCCTGGCTGGTTACATGGGTACAGATCCAAACACTAAAAAGCCAGTGCGCCCAACACAACAAGACATGGAAAAATCAAAGCGCGTTGAAGGTGCAACAAAAACCGCACCTCAAGCAAAAGCACCTGCGGTCAAGCGGGAATACACAGAAGAAGAAAAAGCAAGCGCATTTGCTGTTTACAGTTTGATTGAAACTAAAACAACAGAGGAAGAACTCAGAAGCGCATGGCAATTAAATCTTGATCTGCTTGATGTTGTCATTGAAGGCGCAACTTTGCGTGATCACCTTTTGACACGCAGGGCGGCTCTTAATGGATAACAGCGTGATCATTGCAAACAACGCTCAGCGCACATCAATAGCGGCGGCAGAAAAAGTTTTGCCTAGAACTGGATCGTTGAAGCGCAAAGTGTATGAATACATTTTGAAGCAGGGATTGCGCGGTGCTACGGATTATGAGATTGAGAAAACATTACAGATAGAGGGCAACACAGTGCGCCCCACACGCATAAGCCTTGTGAAAGAGGGTTACATTATTGACACAGGTACAGTAAGAAAAAACCACCACAACAATGACTGCATAGTTTGGCGCGCAGTAGAGGAAGGAATGATGCTATGAGTAACAAAGAAAATAAATTTGAGCCATCAAACGGATTAAAGGTTGCAGTTCACTTTAACATTATTGCAATCCGCGCAGTTGCTCAAGAGTTGGACATGTTTCCTGAAGTTCTTGCTGAAAAGTTAGATAGAGCAGGATTTATGCTTACACCTGATCCGTTTAACATGTCATCAGATGCAGGCAAAGTAATTGTGTTGCAGAATAAACGCGAGAATTCAAACATTAGCCTTGTCAAAGAGGAAACAAATAATGAGTGAACAAGAGCAAGCGTTTTGGGTTTGGTGGGAAAAGATTGAACCTTACATGGACAAAGTAAATTTGCGCATGGCATTTGATGCTGGTTATGAAGCACAAAAGGCGGTCAGCAATGTCTGAAATTATTACTCCCGCAATGGTTGAGCAAAAATTACGCGGGCTTTCTAAAGAAGTAGATGAAGCGCATAAAGTTTTGGTAGAGGTGGAAACCATTTATCACAGCGTTAAAGCGGATTATGAAATTTCTATGGCTAAATCTCGCATGACTTTGGCAACTAAATCTTCACCCACTGGCAAGAACTACACAGTGGGAGAAAGAGAAGATTTGGCTCTTGTGCAAAATGAAGAACTGCACAAAGATCTTGCCATTGTGCAAGCCAAAGTTTTAGCCTCACGCGCTAACACGAATAGGTTAAAAATGCAGGTGGACATTGCCCGCTCAGTGGGAACATCAGTACGCACCAGTATGGATCTCACATGATGCTATTTACTACATTTGTAGTAGGACTAATTGCGGGCTATTGGCTTTACCCGTTGCGCATGGCATGGAAGTTGTACAGGATTAGCAAGCAATTAACCCGTTTAGAAATTGATCACATGAAAATGATGGAAGATTTACGCGGCCCACAATGGAATGAGGATAATTTGTGATTGATCTACAAAACATGGTGGTCAAAACCCTTGTGGCAAATGACAATGCTAGGGCTAGATCACAACAAACAGCCATTGGGCCATCTGCAATTGGTGGTTGTCAGCGCAGGCTTTGGCATGACATAGCCCAAACACCACCAACAAATGTTGGCGATAAGTTGGGCGCAATCCTGGGTACATACATTCACACAGGAATTGAAGAAGCAATCCGCCGTGAGGATCCGTTTGGTGTGCAGTATGAGTTAGAAATTGCTGTAGAAGCCAACGGTGTGCCTGGCCATGTGGACGCATACGACAAAATCAACCACATAGTTATTGATTGGAAAACTATAAAGAAGGGCAGTGGCCGCTACTTTGGTGCAAACAATCGTCAGCAAGTATGGCAAATTCATTTGTACGGTTATCTGCTCACACAAAATGGTTACACGGTAAAAGATGTAGCCCTTGTTGGTATCCCGCGTGATGGCAAAATGTCAGACATTTTGGTGTACGCGCAACCGTATGACGAGCAAATTGCATTACAGGCGTTAGATCATTTAGAACAAACGCGTGAAATGGTTACTCAACAACTCAAACCACGGCCTGAAAAACCTTTAGCGTTTTGCGCAGACTTCTGTCCCTACTACGATCCGACAGGAGAAGAAGGTTGCCCAAGTACACAGAAGTAAATTGGGAAGATGCAGAGTGTAGGCGGTTAGAAGTTCACACAGATTTGTTTTACGACATAGAAGAACAGAGATCTGTTGATGCTTATGATCACATCAATTCAGTGCGATCTATTTGCGTCTCTTGCCCTATTTGGAAAGATTGTTTAGCCTACGCGTTTCAAAATGAAAATTACGGAATGTGGGGCGCAATGACAAGCCAGGAGCGGGCAAGCATTGATGAACCGTTGAAGTATCCCAATCAACGCATCAGAGGATTGAAAGCATTACAAGAAATGGGAATTTCATTACAGATGATTAAAGAATGTAAGGGGGCAAAATGACTTCATTACCGTACATGCAGTTGTATGTTTCTGATTACCTGGCAGACACAGCACACCTGACAGCGCAACAACATGGCGCGTACATGCTTTTGTTAATGAATTACTGGCAACGCGGCAAAGCGTTGGATAACAGTAATGAGCGCTTGTCACATGTGGCCCGTCTTAGCCCTGAAGAATGGGCAGAGGCAAAGCCAACCCTAGAAGAATTTTTTATTGTTGAGGGTAATTTATGGACTCATACTAGGGTAGAAGATGACCTTGAAAAGATCCGTGAGAAGTCCGCAAAGGCATCATTTGCAGGGCGTAGATCAGTTGTTGCGCGTGGTTTGAACGAGCGTTTAACAAACGCTGAACAGTCGTTGAACCATAAAGAGGAAGATAAAGAGGAAGATAAAGACATAAACAAAAAAGAGTTGTTTGTGGATTTTTGGAATGTCTATCCTTTGAAGGTAGGAAAAGGCGCCGCACAAAAAGCATTTGAAAAAGCGATCCGTACAACTGATGCAGACATAATCATTAAAGGCGCTCTACGGTACAAATCAGACCCAAACAGAGTGCCAGGGTACACAGCACATGCCGCAACATGGTTAAACGCTCAGAGATGGCTTGATGACCCTTTGCCGCCCCGTAATCTTTCTCCCGCAGAAATCAAGGAAAAAGAATTACAAGATGCAAAAGCAAAAGCAGAACGAGAACGAGTGGAGAATGAAACATGGTTCAGGGAACAGGAAGAAGCAAAACGCAACGCAGTTCCACCACCCGCAGAACTAAGAGAACTTTTGAGAAAGAGTTTTACAAAATAACTCAAACATTAACCGTAACTGTTACACTTAATGTAACCATTACAGGAGGAACTATGACTAAGCAATTAGTTGATCCCGCACTTGTGCAACCAGGAGATCATGTATTAGTTAATAATCATGATTTAATGGTGAAATACATTGAAGGCCCTGATCACTTTGGCGTTTATGATTTTCATGGCGTTAATGAATTAGGCAATGATCAAATTGCAATAGTGCAGGATCTTATTACACTGATTAGGTGATTACTTTTCAGGTAGATGGCCAACCAGTTCCGCAAGGATCTATGAAGGTCATCAACGGGCATGTCATTCATGCTAAAGGTTCAGAACTGGCCGCGTGGCGTTCTGCCATTGCTTTGCGGGCTAGGGAGGCAGGGGCAAAGCCCCACATTGAGCCAGTGGAAATAGACATGATTTTTACAATGGCCCGCCCAAAGACCGTGAACCGCCCTGAGCCATCTGTAGCCCCTGACCTGGATAAACTGGTCAGAGCCGTCCTAGACGGCCTCACAGCCATTGCCTACCGTGATGACGGGCAGGTTGTACGCCTGACCGCGGCAAAGCAGTATGGGGTTACGCCTGGGCTTTGGGTTCAAATGTGGGCCAAAATGCCTGCCTAAAATGTGACAGACACCACAAAAAAAGTTTGAAAAAAAGTGCCAAAAACACTTGACACGCGTATAGCCATACCGTAATGTATTCCTTGTAAGGGCAGGTAGCCCAAAAAGGAGCAAAAATGAAGATAGTAGCAACAGATCAAAAAGTAACTATCAAGTGGTTTGTTTATGCAGGCAATGACAAAATCCGTCACAACGCAACAATGCGCGGCAACTGGGGTTGGGACGCAGAATGTTCTTGCGGTTGGAAAACAGTTACAGGTGGAGCATCAAAGTCATTTGTACAGTTTGAAGTTGAATTCCACAAAAGAATGGATCACAACTACAAGTACATTTACAAGTCTGAGTATGCAAAGGCAGGTAACTAATTATGCAACCTGTGAAAATTGCAAAGCGCACAAAAATTCATTTGCTATCAGGTCAATTTACTTTTTGCGGCATTAACGCAAAAACAGAAGGAATAGTTACAGTGTTTGAATGGAAATTTGACGCGGAATGTACAGCAATTTGTAAAGGTTGCTATCAGGTAGGAATTCAAAAAATAACTAAATAATTGGCAAAATGTTCTTGACAAACTTCCCCAAAAAGTTTTACAATTAAC